CAATGACAGCCTCTATCGTTTTCATTGTAAAAATCTACAATTTGAACGCCTCTCCCGCCACCGCCCATCTCTTCAAGATTTGTTACACCTTCGGCGACTGTTTGATTGATGCAAGTTAGTTGTTCATCTTGAACTGTACAAATATCTTTCAGTGCGGAGAATGTCGCATTGGCAAGATATTCCATAGTTTGGTCAACTTCTTTTGCCATCTGGTTCATCTTACCAAGTGTTAAAATATCCATAGTTGTTTATCTCCAGAAATTCTTTTATTTACTTCTATTTATATTAATTTATTAAACGTCCCATACATCTTTCAATGTAATAATTCCACGCATATTTTCATTATTACCATCATATCTACTAGAAGTGTATAGTAGTGAATCTGGCGTTCCTTTTTTCCAAGACTGGCATTTGAATGTCCAATAATCATCCATAGAATGACCATTTGGATTCTCAAACTGAATCATAATACCATTCTTAAAGTTTGTTCCGGCTGTGTTATTAGCAGAAAATGGGCTATTATCTGTATTTCCTTCTGGCCCATACAGTGCTAAATCAGTATTAACATTATTGATAGAAGCACCAGTATAACTAACTGGTCCTGCAACCACCACTACAGGTTGCTTATAAGCAGTTCCAGGATTAGTGAATGTGATAGATGAAACATTGCCTGCCGCTCCAAGTTGAACTGTGCCAGTAGCACCGTAACCAGTAGGAATAGGATCTGCATCAACTACTATAACTCTTGTTTGTCCATCAATATAATTTTGCCAATCTTCAACGATTGTAGCCGAGCCGATACCATTATTAAGTGTGACTGTTCCAGCGAATCCACCGCCAATTGTGCTATCTAAAGTAGTACCAATCTTACCTGAAGGATCAGATATAATTATGATAGGCTCATTGTAATTTGAACCTCGATTAGTCAAACTTACATCAGAGATTATATTATTAACATCTGGTGTCAATGAACCACCTGCACCAGTTCCAGCAGGATCATTAATAATAAGTTGAATATCATTATAATTAGAGCCGCCATCATCTACATTAACATCAATTATTTCACCTATAGTGATTTCTGCATTCCAAGTTGCCCCGGCCCCTTCACAATCCGCTTGAACGAGAAATTGCGAATCAGAACAAACAGCTGGAACGTATTCTGTTGTTAAATTTGGTCTCAAAATAGCTCCAGAACCATATGTTCTTCCTGTTTCTAATCCAGTAGCAGAATCAATGATAGGAGTACCAGTAGGATCAAACGCAAGAATTTGAGTATTCTCAGAATAACCAGTTCCCTTATTCACAACAGTAACAGCACCAATAGAGCGATTAGTTTCTACAGAAGCATATGCTCCTTCTCCTGGGCCAGATACATCAATAATACGAACTGTATCTGTTGTATTATATCCTTTTCCTGGGTTATCAACAGTAATATCAATTAAGTTTCCTGATGCATTAATAGTACCAAGACCTCTCAGACCACCACCAGTTGTTGTGTTCATTTCAACAAATACCGTGTTTTCACGAACCCAAAGAGTAGCAGTAGTTTCAGTATTATTCTCATCAACAATATCATATCTATCTGTTAATTCAGTGTCCTTTGTGACTGTATATGAGAATGTAGCATTTTGTGGAATATCACCAGAATTAAACATTCCATCAGTATGTGTTACTGTATGCGCTTGAATATCAAGATTTGTAAAGTCGATTGTATCTCCAACATTTACAGAAATAACGGACGGAGTGAAAGTATTGTTTTGAATATCCACCTGAACAGTCTTTGCTGTATTATCAGTATATCCAGTACCTTGATCTGAAACTGCAATACTTGCGATACCACCATCAGCAAGATTCATTGATACTTGCGCAGGAGTAGCAGGGGCTCCACCACTAATAGAGACTGTATCTCCTACTCCATAATCAGCACCACCATTAGTTATAATAACTTCATCTACTGTTCCATCTTCTGCTAATACAACATAACCATCAGCAAGACCACCAGTATTTGTTGTGAATGCTACTGTAATTGTTGGATTAACATTATGTGTTGTAATAGTCATTTCGTGGTCGTGACCACCGCCAACTGTTTGTGTTAGAATGAATGAATTGTTAAAATCATTCCAAGCAACAGTAATATCGTGTGAGTGACCTGCCTCAACGGTTGCGCCGACTTGAGGAGTTCCTGCTTTAATTTGATTAATTATTGCTTGTGAAAATTGTAATGTATGAGTATGACCATCACCACCCGGAACTTCAGGAACGATAATTTCATAATATCCGGTATAACCTGCACCAGCATTAGTAATTAAAATCTCATCAACCATACCATTCTTTAATGTATGAGTTGCTACTGCTTTTGTTTCAATGGAACCTGTAACATCAACAGCACCTAAATCAAATGCTCTTGCAGATGAGTTTTTAGAATATTTTGTACCTCTATTAGTGATTGTAACATCTGAAACACCATTATCATAAACAGCATTTAAGATTGCACCAGTATCTTGTTTGCCATTAGCATCAATTGTGTATGCATACGAATCAATGAAACCGGAATCATCATTAATGTATACATTATAGATAAGACCATCAGATAAATCAGAATCATAAGATTCACCAGCAATATTAAACTCATAAGAACGACTTAAATCATCTAAAAGAGCAACATTAGAATCTTTATACATTTCACATTTTACAGGAGTGTCATATAGGCCGCCAGAAGAATCAATATCAATAGCATTCATACTAGCATCCACACCCCATCCAGTTACGGATGATGTTGAATCGTGACAATAGGAAGAATAAGGCTTAAATAAAGTTGTATCATAGTTCTGTGCATATTGGCCAACAATACCTTCATTGTAAATAGAACCATCAAGATTTGTGATTGTAATAAAATCACCATCATCAAGACTACCCCACATCATAGCTGAATCAATACCTCTTCTCAAGACAAGTTCAGGATTATCAGTATCAGCAATAGACGTATTATTAAGAATAGTTAATTCAACAGCCGGTGTGCCATCTTCTTCGTGTCCAGTTCCTCTGAATGAATTAACATTAGTAGTGGATACATACTTGTTTATATCATATGCTTTAATCTTAGTAACAGAAGTTGAGCCAGTAGAAGCCTCTTGTTCAAGTTTAAGATGTTGAACGAATGGACGAGGCTCACCTTCGATTTGCATTGTCTCACCAAATGACTGAATAGCGCCAGTTGATTTGTTATATGAAATATGATGTGTTCTATTTGGTCCTTCTTCTGCGAATGTGATCTGACCTTCTGCATTGTATTTGTAGTTATCAAATCCAATCTCACGAGTCATCGTAACATCGGCAAGTAATTCATTGGTTTGATGAATAGAATAACCAGAATCTGCCGCACCAGAAGTATATTGAGCAATATTAGATAATATATCATCAAGGGCCTGCTGGATAATAGCATCCTGAGATTCAACGTGAAGAGTGTAGTCACTTTGTAACTGTGATATTGTTCCAGTCACATTAGTTTCAAGAATGTTTGCGTGATTTGAAAGAATATTACCAGCATCGTTTGCCCAAGGCACAAATACTGTATTAACGAAACCTTGAACTTCATCATTCATATAGGTTTCAACAGCATTCATAGCAGTGTTGGTTCTTATAATCACTTCATTCTTGAATGTGTTTTGTTGGTTCTCTAGTGGCGCACTAATATTATCATTCAACCAAGTTTTCATTGAACCAGCCATTGCGTTCAACTTAGTTGGAATCATCACCGCAGGAGTGTTAGTATAAATTTCTACTTCTTCGGTGAAAGCCGTGATGTCGATACTATCAAATGTAATATCTGGAATATCGTTAAACGGATCAACCGCAGTTGTTATGTTTGATAGTGTTACGGACATTTTAGTTTATCTCCAAATTAAATCTATTTCTGATTATATTTATAATAATTAAAACTATTTATAATAGTTTAGTATCTCTTTATGCTATAACTACTGCATCAATTTCAGTGAATGTTGATCCATCAGAATTATCAACTCTCACATCATATGTACCAGGATTTACAACATCAGTAAATGAAATATTGTTAGCATCAACAAATGTTACCGTTTGAGGATAACCAGTTGTAGTTGCTTGGTCAATAAGTGTTACTGTTGTAGTAGATTCAAATGATGCTCCTGTAACTCCATAAGTGCCATCAAGATTATCAGTAACAGTAATGATTCTCAAGTGATCAAGTACAGTGAATGGCACATCAAGTATAGCAAAATCACCGTCAATATTTGTAATCTTAAATTCTTGTATTCCTAGTGGAGTATCAGCATTTAATATAAAGTTAACCTTAGTTGGTAGATTTATTGGTGAAGATGATTGTTCAACCCCACCAATAGTGATAATATAGTTTGGATCAATACCATCACCAGTTACTTCGATTGTGTCTCCAGTCATTGCCTCAACTACAGTAGCATCCCAAACTCCTCTTGGTGATTCACAAGAAGATTGGTCATTGAAAGATAAGTCAGTACAATGAGCTGGATTCTCAGGTGTCCAAACTCCTCTTGGTGATTCACAAGAAGATTGGTCAGTGAAAGATATGTCAGTACAAACACCAAATGTCCAAGTATTATTATCAGAAGTCCAAACTCCACCAGAAGTAGTACACTGTGATTCATTGTTGTTAAACTGTGTATCAGAACACGTTCCCGCATCTTCACAAGATGTAACATCTCCATATATTGGATTAGAACAAGAACCAGCAGTCCAAGTACCATTAGGCTCAATACAAGACACTTCATCTGGATAGATTGAATCAGAACAGAAGGATACTACTGTATCGAACCAAGTACCGTTAGGTGTCTCACAATCTACTTGATTATTATATAGATCATTAGAACAAGAAGGATTAATTGCTGTAACCGCTCTTGTACCAAACTCAATATTCATACCGGTCAGAGATACAGGTGGATTCAAGATATCATTAGAACGTCTGTTAACATCATAGTAATTTTCAATCACTGATTCGCCAAATGATTCCAGTGTACGCATACCAGAGATAGGCTGACCTGTATAGTCTGCATTTTCCATATCAAGATGGACACTCTTCCATCTTTCTTCTCCACCGATAGGTACACCAAACACATTCAAAGAACGTGCAAGCAATAGATACTCATCAGAAGAAAGATTAGGAATAGTCTTAACAGAAACATTATCCCAATAAGTGAAGCCATTTCCAGTAGTAGAAAGTGTTATGTACGCAACACCAGTAACTGGTGCAGTGAATATAAAGTCTTTATCTCCATCATTATCATTAGCAGTGATTTCAAAACTACCATACGTGTCTGAATCTGGAGTAGGACCAATCTTAACAATAGAATCAGTAGGTCTATCAATATTGAAGCCTACACGATAGTTCATTTCATTAGTGATTTCAAATGAGATATGTGCGATTCCTCTTGCACCAGTACCAACACCAGAAGTGTAAATCTGTTGTGAAGTTTGGTCAACATATGAATTACCACCTTCTTGAGAAGCGAAAGTCCAATTCTCTTCCACTTCACGAACTGAAATATTATCAATAGATCCTTCAAAACCAATATTAGTGTAGTAAGGATTATTTTCTTCAGGACGATTATTGTCCACATCAGCAATGAAGTGAATCTTAGAGTCGTGTGAACCAGCTCTCGTATAGTAAGATTGTTCACCATTAGGAACAACACCAGTAGAGTCATAATCAATTGCTGGTATTTCTTCTTCAACTAGCTTAACGGAGTTGATAGAACCTGAACCATTCATCTGTAGCATAAATGTAGATGAAGCCTCTCCAACTAAATCAATGTGATGGATACCAGTTGTAGAAATAGTATGTTGAGCAACACCATCAACAAACACATCAATTGTAGGATTGTTATTAGTAGTTGACACTAGAGTTAATTCATCGTGACCTTCAGGAATTGTTTGTGAAACTAACACATAACTCATAATATCTTGAGACCAAGCAATTGTAAAGATGTGTGTATATGTTTCTGCGTGATAACCATCAGTCTGCACAAATGATAGCGTATTAACAGATGGATTCTCTTGTAACCAATTACTCTGTGTTTCAGTCATTTGGAATGTATGAGCGTGAGTTCCAGCAGGCCCAGGCCCAACTTGGAAATTCAAGATATTTTCATCAAACACATCACAATCAATAGTTGCTTCATACTTCTCATTCTTAACAAGAGCATTAGCTAAGGTGTATGTAGCAGTGCCATTTGTAGAAGAATTGAAAATTAACTTCTCATTAACAATCTGTACATCAGGACCAGAAGTTGTCCAATTAACTAGAACAGGATCAGTGAAATCAAAGTTCCAATTTGAAATTAAATTCTCAGGATTAGTACCTAGAGTAACACGTAATCTACCAGACATACCGTTATCATTAGGGTCGAGGTCTGCTAAATTATACTTAACTTCATATAGTTTACCAGTCTCAATATCAACAGTCTGGTTAACTTCTGTTTTAGAAGAGATAGTGCCGTCAATATATGCTTTACCTCCGACTGAATTCCAGCCTTCACCCATATACCAAGCATTTTGACCAGTTACACGTTCACGGATTGAAACATTATCAATCTTACCCTTACCTGTGTTATTTAGTCTCAATATATTTGTATTAGCAGGAGCAATTACTGTTTCGGAGTAGTGTCCAACTGTAGTATTAGATGTGCCTTCAACAATAGTATCACCAATAAGAACTGCTTGAACTGTTCCAACTTCCGCATCAAAGTCATCCTTGAATGATTCTACGATATCGTATTGGATCTCGTATGTTGTGCCTTCAACAATTGAACCAGTAACAATCTGCTCAATATATCCTGCAACAGTAGTATTCGTAAATGCAGTACCACCTTGAATCTGCCAAGAACCAGATTCTGTCCATACAACTTCCTTGAATGTTACGTTATCAAGAGAGATATTAGAACGCTTATCTATATCAACACTGATATAAACCTTAGCAAGACCACTTTCATTGTTTGTTACAAGGAATTGCTCAGAACCAATTCCTGGAATCATCACAAGTGGATCAATATAAGATGTAGTGCCAAGTTCAATATTCATTGCTTGAATCTTTGGAATTGCACCTTCACCTGTAGCAGTTAACAGATTGCCTTCATTAAGTACGTCTGCTTGAGTTCCTTTTACTGGGAATGAATTTACTGGCTCAGGCTGTACCTGGAAGTAGTCAGTAGAAGTGCCGTTATCAACAACAATCTTATCCTTAATATGTAGAGGAGTGTACATATTGTCCTGACCGTGATGGTAGTAAACAACAATATCTTCACCAGCATTAACAACAGGCAAGTCAATAATATTGAATTGTCCCATCATAGAAGCGTGCCAAGCACACTGATAGTAAAGTGTATCAGGAGCGACAGATGGTACAGTGAATTCTAAAATTTCATATTTAGGAACGCCTGCCCCATCAAGACCAAAGTTAGAAGAATCAGCGTATGTTTGGTCACCAGCTCCCTCTTCTGCTCTTGAACCATTTACACCAAGTAGATACTCACCAAAATAAGCACCTGGAGTAAAGTGTGAACCATCATCAGTTGTAATATACATTGGGTGACCAGCCGCATTCACACGGAAGCGATAAGTGCCACCACGATAAAGGTTGACTGTTCTGTTAGTACCTTCAATCATACCTTCTTTATCAAATTTATATAGACCACCATCAGCTTCTACAGCATAGTATCCATTTACTTCGCCAGGCGCAACAAATGGACCAAGTCCAGAATTACCATCAGAACCAGTAAGACCGAAATCTTCAGGAATCTTCCAAGTGAATTCTTTAGAGAAGTTACCAATGTATTGTGATTCTCTCCATTGCGCTAATCCAACCTCACTTGTTGGATTCAAATCTAAACAAGTCTGTTTATCATCTTCGCCATTGTAGTACCATCCATCAACGTCTAACTCTTCACACCAACCATTTAACCCCATACAAACCGGGAATGTTTCTGTAGAAGTCCAGTTGCCTGGCTCCTCTTCAAGATTGTTGAATGGATTATGATCACCAGCAACGATAGTTAGACCGTGATCTGCTCTCATAGAAACACACTTCTTACCATCATTCTGTACCATACCCGCTTCAACTAGATTATCCCACCCTGCGCCGAGAATAGCTTTAACACCAGCCGCGTGCATATACATTGGAGTAGGGAGTCCAGTGAATGGATCAGGCTGTACGATATGACCTGATGGATTCCAAGCATTATTAGTGAATTTATATGTACCACCACGATATAAGTCAAAACCACCTGTTGTTCCTTCGTTACCACCAAATGATGCTGCCACTGCTTCATCTACTTGATAAGGAGCATATGATGGATCAGAATGATCCCACCAAGTCCAGTACCAAGGTGAGTCTTGTGCGCCTTCAACAGTAGTGGTGTCTGGATCAACAAATGTTAATGTAGTTTGCGTATCTACAGTGATTTCCATATTGTCAGTCGGGCCATAACCATCACCAAGCGCAACAACAGTATGGTCGTTCATAGCACCAGGTAATTCAGATGGTGTATATGGTTGTGGTCCAGAAGGTAACTGAACAACATCGCCAACAGAAAGTCCGTGATTGGTTGATTTTACTGTTCTAGGACGTGACCAATGAATCTCTACGCCTTCAATATATGGAGAACCAACGTGATTTGTTAAATCTCTTTCTACTTCAAATCTATATGATGCTAAATCCGCAACAACTTCATAAGATTCAACAACATCGAATTGTGTTGGAGTTGTGCCAGGAGCATTTTCAAGCGGATAAATAACAGATTCGGTTAATACAAAGTGATCCCAATCGATAACATAGTCAACAAAGTAGTTAGTATTACCGTGATGAATGCCGTTATAAACATTCTGATAATGAACTTTATCGCCAGCTTTCAAGCCGTGAGCATCACATTCGATACCTTTATCTTTCTTAACATATCCAATAATATCAATAAATGGAAGATTAATAGATGTGGGATTAGTATCATCTCCACCTAACGCAAAATTATACTGACCAAGTGTAAACTGTGAAGAACCAGGGTACCAAACTCTATCGAAATCGTGGATATGCTGGTCAATAGCAATGATTAAGTAAGTATCATTGTCTGGATCCAAACACCCCATCTCAAGAGTATGGAAATGCTGAGGATCAGAAGTACCGTAGTCAGAAGTAAGAATCAGTGTATTGCCTGAAGTAGCACTCCAAGTACCGTCAGTATCCTGTGTTACATTCTGTAGTGGAGCGGCCTTAAGAGTAGCCTCATCATCAAGAGAAATTAGAATCTCGTGATAGTGACCGAAGTTAGTAAGTTCTACCTTAGTGCCGCCAGTAATATCATAATAGTTCTGCATTCCGTGAGTGTGTGAACCTGTCATACCAACAAGGTACATACCACCGTCGCCATTATTTAATGCAGGATCCCAATCGAAAGTTGCAGAGTGTGAGTGTGGAGAATTCTCTCCAGAACCTTCACCATCAGTAGAAGTCATAATAACTGTAGGTGTGCCATTCTTAATCTGTTGATATTCAGCAGGAGTTAATTCAGCAGTATGCAAGTGTCCGATAACATTAACATCATCAAAGAATATATCTACACGAGCATCGCCCTTTTGAACAGCAGTAATAATATATTCTTCCCATTTACGTTCGCCTACTCCAACAGAACCATCACCAGAACCATAACCTGAGCCACCTGATATAAGTGTAATACCAAGAACAGAACCGTTAATTTCTCCACTAACACTACCTGCTACTGTAGGTGTACCACCTACAAGTGTAATAGTTGGAGGAGAATGGTAACCACTACCATTCTCCGTAATGGTAATAGAATCTATTGACCCAGAGGCATTAATTGTTGCTATAGCAGTTGCTGGAGTTGTTGGTATTGTGCCACCAATACCATCAGGAATTGTTGCTACATCTGGAGCAGATATTTGAACAGTAGGAGCAGTTTGGTAACCAGAACCGATATCATCAATACTTATAGATGTTATGTTGCCAGAGAAATTAATTGATGCAGTAGCACCAGCACCGCCTCCACCCACAATATAAACTGTAGGAATTTCAATATATCCAGAACCACCACTTGTTAGTGATATATCAGAAACAACACCGCCAGTGACTTGAACACTCGCAGACGCATTAGCAGTATCTGAACCAGTGCCGCCTTGAAAAACTACATCAACAGGAACACCAGCATCAGGATTCGTTTCAACTTCACCAGACTGGAAGGAAACAATATTACCAATTGATAAATCGTGATATAGAGACTCAACTACATTTTGGTCGCCCGCACCACCAAGTGAAGTACAAGATTGTGGTAATGCTAAGTTAATAGCATAAGAATTTGATAATGATGGTAATGCAACATTCGCACCATAATTAATAGGAATCTTAACTGTATCGCCCGGATTCAAACCGTGGTCGATAGCATAAACGTATCTATGATTAGTTGTGGAAGTTAAACGACCTTCTTCAAGTGGGTGGAATGTACAGTGGAAATACAAGTCGTGATAACCGTCAACTACCCAAGACCAAGATTCTCCTGGATTTAAGTCTGGTGAAATGAATGCAATATTATCATCAGATACAGCATTGTGAACCAGAATAGATGTAGATGGATTAGTGAAAATGATTGTGTCGCCTTCCCGAGCATTAATATGATAAGGAATCAGTATGTGATTTTGTGCTTGTGGATCATTAATAGCGCCTTCATCCCAAACGCCGCCGCCAGATTGACAATCAATAGCCATTTGTTCAATAGAAGTATTCCACTCGATGGCAACGCCATCACAAGTAGGACGAACCAAAGATGCATCTTCAATTACAGAACAAATGAATGTTTGTGGATCAGGGCCGCCGCCAGTCTCCGAGAATACTGCTTTATCAGAAGATGGTATATCAACCATATTGAAGCCACCACTCAGTAAATCCCAATTAACTGGATTTACAGTCAAGTCATAAGAAAACTTGTACTGTGTATTGGGTTTTAATTCAGTCTCGAACCAAGTAAGAGCAGTCTGTTGTCCATCAGTGAATGCTTGAACAATTTGAGTGCCTTCTGTAAATAATGTATCAAACTTATATGCAATACCATTCGCCCAAGGACGTGCAAGGTCAACAGGAACATCAAAACCAGAGTTTTTAATTATTTCAAGTTCAAAAGCATCAGCAGAAAAAGACGAATTGGTGACAAGGTTTGTTGTGTTATATGTTACATCAAAACCACCATTAGGAATCATTTCTGTTGGATTAACAAATGTTGCAGAACGATTAGCAACATTAATCAGAAAGTCTTTATACTCTGGTAAATGCTCAAGATTCTCCATTACTTCCAGAGACTTCAACATCAGAGATAGATCCTTAACTAACAGATCAGGAGCAGATAATTTAATATTCAGAGAGTTGAGAAAATCACTCTTCTGTTGTTCTATTGTATTTAATTCAGTTAAAGTGAATTTGTGACCTGTATAGTGTGCCATTATTATTCTTCCTAAATATTAATCAGTTGTTTCACTTGCGTAATTTAACTGCATTGAAGTAGTAACATATGGATCACTTACTCCCAGCATCTCAAATTCCTGCATTCTAACGAAATTATTTTGTTGCTGAATCATTTGATTTGTACGTTCACGCCAAGTTTTGAAAGTTTCGTCCTTTCTTACGTATGGTATTTCAGTAGTTCCAATCATAGAATTATCCTTGATTTTCAATCAAACCTTTTAGGAGTTGTTTCAGCCCATTAATTTCATTTCTAAGACTATTTATAACTTTTTTAGAATCTTTCTCTACAGCCTTAGTGATTTTCTGTTTCTCAATTACTTTTTTTCTTTGAGCATAAGCATCCACATCATTGAAGATAACAGCACCTGTTTTTCTATCTTTGGTGTAATTTAGTTCTTTCACTTTATTCTCCTATGTTACTGCCATTACACGTAATTCACGTACAGCAGGAAGATAAACTGGATTAGTTGTGTGAAGTTCAATCTTAACTCTAAAGTGATCAAACTCATCAACAATTTTCTTCAATGGAGAGAAAGTATGTTCAACAAACTCCATATCAGTAACAATAGAAGAGTTTGTAATACCTGTACCTGAGTCTTTCATTTCTCTCCAAGTGACTGCATCTTCTTCAATAACAGCAAGATTAATACCAAAATCAGGATGCTCTTCTGGAACCTCAGAATCAATTTCAAGAACAGGAACTTCTTCCTTACTCATAGAACCATCCGCCATCAGAATTTTACGATAGAACTTTCTATCCAAGTCATTATCCCAAATACCGAACCAAATATCTCCAACTTCATAATTAGAGATATCAGTACCAATACCAGCACTTGTAACATCAGCAGTTACAGTATCAAGGTCATATCTTGAAATGAAACAAGACTTAACAATACTCTTCATATTAGATATATCAGCAATATGCATCATAGTTGTATTATCTGGATTATCATCACCATCAACATATGCTGTTGAAACGTGAGTAGAAGCAGGTGTGGATCCAATCACACCAGTCCAAGACGCAATACCTTGGCCATTATTAGTGATTGTATTCTCAGGACTATTAGTTCCAGCAGGATATACATAAGCATATTCTTCCTCAAAATCATTCACATTATAATCACCGTGTGTAATCGTGTTTGTATAGGATTTAGTAGTAATATAACGCGGAATCACTTTACCTGTGTCATAGAACACTTTAATATATGTATTAGGAACTGCTTGAATAGACAGCCACATAACTAAATCCATTGCTGGATTTGAGAGTTTAATATCTTTAGAAAGATAAACACCTTTCTGATTCTTTTCCTCAGTTGCATTATCAAAAACAACATTGTTTTGAATAATAGTGCCCATTCTCTCTGTGTTAATAACGGGAGATATATTTGAGTTTTCAGAAGAAACAGTTGCTATATAAGAAATTGGGGTATATTGATAACCACCTTCAATTGTATGAGATCCATCAATAGTTTCTTGTTGTTCAAGGAACTCGTTCTCGTTATCAAGAATACCGGTAATAGTATTATTCGTATTACCGTTAATAATTCCTTCAAGAGTGAAATCAGTTCCAGTTAGAACCATAGGCTGGAAGTTTGGCGTAAAACTGGTAATCTTTTTAGTTCCATCAAATCCCTTCATATTCAATTGAATGGTTCCTTCGGAACCAGTATCAAAATCACACCTGTTAATCCGGAACTTAACATCTTTATTTTGTTCGGCAGTCCAAGTTGTGTTATTCTGTGAAGTGAACATTGAACCAAGATAAGGTTGTGAAGATATATACTCTCCTGTCGCTAAATCTGTTTCTCCTAATTCTGAAATAAACAAATTGTATTTAAGTGAATCGGAAATAACAACGAAACAATATTCTGTGCCGTTCATTAGATAAATTGGATCAGCAAAGGTGAAACGAGTATTAGCAGTACCATTTGAAGCTGTTACAACATCTTCAGGATATAGCATAGAAGAAGCCAATGGGATTTCAGAAGCCGTAGGATATCCATTCTCCATTGTACGAAGTTCAACACGAACTGGAGTTGATTCGTCATCTTTTGACCAGAAGTAAAGATCAATTGAATCAATAAATACCCCGCCCTCCATATCATTAACAAGGAATGATTCTGCTACTGGATCATACCACAACGAAACATTCATCCTTGATGTAGAGGAATTAGTTACTCTACTTCTCGAAACAGTTCTGCGTGGTCCAAGGATTGATCTATCATCTCTAATAGATTCTGTGACTGTATATGATTCGAGAGTCGAAAGAATATCTTTTTGTCTGGTGTGAAGTGTTCCAGCAGAGGTGAATGGTGCAATTGCTTGAGTCGTCATATCAGACTCATATGAATCTTTCATATCAAGTATTTTTGTGCCAGTTCTAAATCTAACGCCATCGGAACCTTCGGAAGGAACAGTGAATATAGTATTTCTTAATCGTCCCATAGAATCCGTAGAAACAGCATCACCCATTGAACCGCCTTCAGGAGTCATATAAGCATCAACATCGACACCGTCAAATTTAAAATGTATTACAGTATTAGGTCGTAATTTATCTGCTTCCACTGTGATAGGTATTGATCTCATCCAAGGAATAGCAGAAGTATCAACTAAACGGTCACCAACTTCTGTTCTGATATCATTGGTTTCCATCCAACTTCTTTCACCTGTACGAACTTGAGAACTTTGCTGTTGCTGAGCCTGTTGCCATCTTTCTCTATTAACAATAGTTCTCCAAACACTAACCTGTCTTGAGATACCGCCTGATTGACGACCAAGTCTTCCTTGGGTTCCATTGAAAACTCTTCTTGCTGTACCAGCACCACCCCAACCGCCGAATGTTTGTTCTGCACCACTGGTTACTCCAAATCTTCCGCCAGTATCTCTCCAACCAGACCAAGTTGTCTGCCAATTACCCCAGCGAGTTTGAGTGCCATAAGTCTCTACTTGTTGTAGAACTGCATTATTATTTTCATTTTGAATAATAACATCAGGCATATATTCTTCTTCAAACCAAGTATCAGTTGAAGGAGTAAGTGTTACGAATCCAACCCAAGATTTTCTTGCGTAAGGATTTAGATTGATAACTTGTGAACCATATGGTTGAGAAATCCAACTCTCGATAATATCAAAATCAAGTGTATATGTAATGTTATTCTTTCTCATTCCAGAGACAACACCACCCTCAAAATCAAGACCACTCATTTCAAATGGAGTTGTGCAAATACCTGCTTCTGGATAAATCGAAACATAGTATTCTTCATCATTGATATCACCAATGCCGTGGTCTACGAATGGATCCACTAGCATACCATTCTTATAACGCATTAAACCAGTCTCATCAATAACCTGCATCGCCGCAGTTTCTTGTTCTAGTAGATTTAGTGCGGTGTAATATTCTAATTTATCAAGTCTATTCTCAATGCCTCGAATATCCTGCATTGTGTATCGTTTGTTTTTAACGTGAGTGACATTAACATTTTTATGTTCAAATGTATAAGCAGGAACAAACATTGTATATAGTGTCATTTCATTTGGTTCTTCTGTAGGAAGAATCGGATCATCAGAAGGGAATCCCTCTTTGATTGAAATAATACCATCATCATCAATTACAAGTCTATCCTTTCTAGGAAGATAGTAGTCATATGAAACAGAAATATTAGATGAAGGAAGTGGTAAATATGTACCCACAGCATAATCATCCTCCGATGTTCTGAAATCAAGTGTATCTGCTAGTGAAAAAATTTCCTGATTAACATTTCCTCTATATGCAGGAATAATCTCATATGATAAACCAGCATCAGTATATGAGTTTACAGCGAAATAGTTTGCTGTTGTGATGTTGCCGAAGTTATATACTTCATATGTAACTGTATATGTGCCCGGTTGAGAGGCGTTTACTGTATCTGTCCAAGTGAGTGTGGCATTGCCATATGTGGTGTCAGTCTCACCATAAAGGAAAGTGAAAGAGTTAGTAACATTTGTTGTATCAGGAGCAATTACAGAAACAATTTTAGTTACACCGTGTGGAAGAGTCAACACTTCATCGGAAAGAATGAAGTCACCAGATGCGGCAGCATCTTGACCAATTGACCTCCACTGGGCATTACTCATATACATATCAGCCATAATGCTAATATGGTGTCCACTTAAATTAGTGCTAACATTACCATCCTGGTCAACTATATTAATAATAGCGTTTGTGTTTCCTGATAAGTCAGCAGTCCACATATCACCAGAAGCGACCGTGCCAGATTTAGGAATAATACTTCCTGTAGTATCATCGAAAATGTATAAAACACGTTCCCAATGCATATCATTAAATACAGCAGGAACAGAAGCAGTATCAGAGGTTAATGTTGCACTGAAATTCTTTTGTGTTGAGAATGTTACCTGTCCAAGAGTAACAGACGAAACAATATCCGTCATTTTATATATCCAAGGATAATTAACCCCATTGCGGGTTGCTACTCCCGTTGGACGATATAGTTTAGCATATACATCAGGATCACTTTCTGAAACAATATAACGTGCTGGTGAAATAGCATCTAAACCATCATCATTTTCAACATAGATTCTAAAAGAGGTATCCTCTTTAGTAACGTGGGTAATTCTTTGTTTCTGACCTACAGTTGTTGGATTCGCAATAGCAGAAGTATAATTTTCATCAGTTACAAAATTAACATATTCCTTATTAACTACATTAAATACACCGTGTAAATCATTAACACTTTCAATCTCAAAATATGGACCAAATTCAGGAGTGATGTGGTCATTTGCCACGTGCCTTGATGTTCTTGCTCTATTAGATTCAAGTTCAGTAGGAACTAATAATTCGTGAGAATGGCCATTAATATATGCTTTTGATGGTTCTACTTTAATTATAAATTTACTAGAATCAGCACTCTCTTTCATCTCTAATGGGAATGGATTTAGTGTATAGTTACCACTCTCATCATATGTACGCTGTGCCAATTCATTTGCTAGAAGGGAATATGTAGTTGATTCAAATGTAGTTGTGATTTTACCTTCAGAAATGTCCATCAACCAAATCCATTTATTAGATTCAGCAGAATCCTCTTCTTTTACTAAGGTTAAAGCAATTTGATATCTGTCTGCACCAGGAGCATTCTGATTATAGAATCCTGAAGCAGGATCAAGAAGTCTCGGATCAGTTGTAGATTCAATGATATTCTCTCCAATATCAAAACCAACTTTTGTTGTTGGTGTTGGAGAGGTTGGAGAAAGAAAAATTGTTTGTTCTAATACTGGAGTGAAAAATCCATCCAACCAGTATATTCCATTCCCAACTTTAGCTTCAAGACCTTGACCCTTTGCTGTAATAACACCCGCTTTGTATGCTTGAGTAGCATCATACCAAGAGTTGTCCGCGCAATTACCAGATTCATCGAAACCACCATCACAAACCGTATCATATGTATGTAGATTTTCAGTATCAGCAAAATTTCCTGAAAGAACTCTATAATAATAAATTGGCTGAGTTTCATCATCGTGTAGTTGCTCAATTATCGCAACCGCGTTTGATGTTTCTCCATAAACAACACGATTCAACCAGGTCGAATCAACATCAGCTAATTGTAACCATTCTCTTGTATTAATTGATACTTCACCACCAATTACTGGAGTACCGTTCTTCCAAATATGGTTGGCGCCTGACTGCAATTGATTCTGTAGAATGGATTGAATTTGCGTTAATTCTCTTGCCTGGACAGCACGACCTGGATTGAATAGAATCCTTAGAAATCTATCATCTGCATTAAAATCGTCATAGTATGGTGAAGTGTTAAAATTATACGCCATTATCTTATCCTACAGTTTGTTCTTATGAAATATCCCTATTCGTATATTTATCTTATATACAGAATAGGGATATTCAGTATAGCTTTTACAGATTTAGAATTCAACTACAAGTTTCAAATCTTCAATCTGATCAGAAGCACGAGTAATCGCACGGCGATTCTCAAGATAAATTAACTGTCCTGAATCTTGTTCAAGTGATGTAACAGCATCAGCATATACCGCAGATTGTGCCTTTGTTCCACCGCCCGCCAATTCAGGATTACGTAACAGACCAATTTGACGGAAGTCATCATTTTCTGGGAATCCATCAGAAGTTTCTAGTCGAACGTGAATCAAACCGTGATGACATTTTGCCGTAAAGATAGCATCAACATCACCAAAGTTTGATTGCTCAGAACCAGAAAGAACACCAGTACCAGAAATAACAGGCATCCAGTCATTTGTAGTTGAGTTAATAATATCATTCAATTCTAGCTTATAAAGGAAAGTCCACACATAACCATCAGCAGTAGTAATTGCTTGTGAAGTTAGTCCTGCCGCATCACCTGTAAATCCAGTTGGTTCCTCAGAAGCACCAGTAGGTAGCCATAATCCACCAGTAGTGTTCTCACAAGTTGTACGTGAAGTAGCAGTACCACCATCAAATACACCACCAATATAACACTTACCACCAGTAGGTTCACCAGTACACATATAAACACGATACTCTGAATTCATTATAACTGAATGATATCCAGTCTTTGAAACGAAAGAACGACCGGGCTCAGCGATACCTACAATACCATTAGTAGTATCACCATCGAATGCTAAAGTATCACCGCCTTCCCAGTCAACACGTGGAAGTACAGGTGATATATCATCATTCTGAATACGCTTTGCGCCAACAATGTCAGCCCAATATTGTCCTTCATCTTCATCAAGTGGATCAGGTAATGTGAAGTTACCTGAAGATTCGTCATTTCCTTGAGCATCATCAGCCCACGCTTGTGAACGTCCGAAGCCTAGATACAGGAAGTTATCATCAACAGAACCAGTAGTTTTGAACTGGTCAATAAATACCATCAAGTTCTGTGTTCTAAATTTACTGGTTACAATTGCACCCATTTTGAATACTCCTTAAAGTTTTTTAATATATTTGATTAAATAATCAGAACTATTTATACATCTAAAAATAATTATCGTTACATTATACTGGGACAGGCCACACATTTGAATCATCAATGATTGTAGTATGTATATGGTCGCCTGCACCGCCGCCTTCAAAGTTTTGTGTCCATTCTCCACCTAATGCAACACTACCTAAATATGTCAACAAATTGTGATTGTCATAGTCGCTAGTTTGTGATACAATGTTATATTGTCCAGTCGTATGTGAAACTGTCAATTCGTGTGTATATTGAGTTGCGTGAATCATATCTCTCTGAGGAGTTATAACGAGATTTCCAGAAAGAAGAGAAGTGTATTCAGAAACGCTCATCCAATAATCGTGATCGTGATAACCACCAGACAACTTGAATTTATGTACAGTCTCACCAGTACCAGGAATTCTATCAAACTGAGTGATTCCTGTTACAACAAACTCACCATCTGGCCCAATATTAGGATTAAACTTAATTGTATATCCGTGATAATGAGCGTCAGCCCCATTAGGCGAATCGAAGAAAATGAATCCGTAATTAATATCCTGAGCATTGATTAATTCATTTGCTTGTGAAAGTGTAATTGGTTCACAGATTCTGCCTGCATATTGACCTTCTGAGTCAAGTGTACAGCCATCATATAATAAGTGGTCGTGTGAACCTTCTCCATCAATAAATGATGGCTGAATCCAAATAACAGGCGGGTTATTCGCCTGAAGAATTCCATTAACGAATGTCTTTCTTTCTGTCAAATCTTCTACTGTTTCTGTTGTTGTAGTAGGCGTAGAAACATTTGAAATTACTGGTTCACCAACTACAACTTGATTTGCTCCATCAGAATAATATGTTGTAGTGGTTGTAGTGGTAGTGATTGTTACTGTTTCTGTTGTTGTAGTAGTTATCAAATCAGAATAAGTCGTGATAACAGTCGTATCACCAGCTTCTGGAGTGTCATTGTATGTTGTAGTTTCAGGACTTAATTCTGTTGATGATGATTGTACTGTAATCTGTGGATCAGAAGTTAATACTTCATCAACGCTTGTTGTTCTTGTTACAAAGATTGAACCACCAGTCTGTTGAGGAACTGGAGCGGTATTAGGATTCCAGTCAACAGTCAAGTTATGCCAATGAAGTCCTTCGGACTCATTCATTACAACAGATGTATAATATTTCGAAGTGTCTTGTGTATTATCTTCAATACCACCACGAATCCAAGTAGTGGATTCTGAACAATAGAATTTATTTGTCACATCGTTCCATTTGATTGTATAATCGTGGAAGTGGGCACCCTCAATTGAATCATACACTAATACTGATTCTTCAATACCATCAATCAGATTCATTGCTTCTGTGGTTGATAAACCATCAGCGTGTTCAATCTCATTATTCCAAGCAAATGGTCCAACAACTGTATTATTGAAGAAGTGTGGATGCGAACCACCAGGATACGGATAACCAGGCGCACCGAACGTTGGAAGAATTGATAATGATTCATTGAATCCAGGTCGTGAAATAACATTAGAAACACTTGTTGCGTGAGCGTGTGACCTTGGCGTAGTGTTGAAGAACTGAGCACCATCTGTAGATTCCCATTTCTCCACATCCTGGGCAATGAATGACAATGAATCACTATCATAGGTTACACGAATGCCGTGATAATGGTCGCCGTTTGCGATAGAAGAATATATCATAATTTCTGCTGAATCGCCATTAATCAAGTCAGTTGCTTGTTCATCTGTTATAGGAAGAGATTGTCTTCCTGCATTAACACCAATTGTATCAAGTGTTGTATTATTAAATGAATGAAGATGATCAATTTCAGACCCTTCAAGATTGTCCCAATCGTGGGCATTTGCAAGAGTTACATCAGGAGCAGAATGAAGTGGAGTACCATTCCATCCTAAGTGAGTAGTTAATCCATCTACTGTCAATGTATGCTCGTGAGTTCTTGTGTCCTCTGTTACCATAGTGTATTCACCAGTGTTATATTCATCCCAGAATTCACCGATTTCATTTGCAATGAATTGTTGAGTGGATAAATTCCAAAGAATCTTATACTTATGATAATGTAATCTATTGCCAGAGTTAATGATAGATGAGTAAATAATTACTTCATTCACAACACCATTTGCTAATTCTTGTGCTTGGATACGTGTGAGTGGTGTAGCGAGTCTATCTGAATTTGCACCAAGTGTGTCAAGTTGTGAACTATCAAAATAGTGGATGTGAGTGTTTTCTCCATACTCATTTGCACCAAGAATGTTTACAATAGGAGCATTTTCAATATAGAATGTAGTTGGTCCATCATCAGTCTCAGGTGTCCAAGGTGTATCTGCACCAGTGTCATATGGTTCCCAAATATCATTCTCTTCGTTATAATACCATCCAGCAGAGGAACCAATAATGGTATCTTTATCAGTAACACCAGTCCAAGATGTGATAACAGGATGAATATGGGAAGCTGGATCATTTAATGACCAGATAGGCCAGAATTCATCCCAATCTTGCATTTCGATATCTGAAATCTCTTCGACTTGGAACATATTCTCATTATCATACGTCACTTTGTATCCGTGAACGTGAGCCACTTCCGTAGCTGGTATCTGAGCTGGTGCATTAGGAATATCAACAGAACTGTAAGTTTCTGTTAACTTATAAATGTTTGTATTATTTGGGCCAGTTCCTTGAGCAGTGTCAATACCACCACGGGTGGAGAAGTATAATTCTCCATCTGTATCTTCGCCGATAGTTAATAATGATTCGTCATATGTGGTAAGGGTGACAACTTCGGTCACAGGATCCCAAAATGAAAGAGGTTTTCTTATATATGCAAAATCATCTGACCACTTATCAAACTCTAATATGTCGTGTCCTTCAGGATTTGTCTGACCAACAAGATGGAATTGATTATCTGCTGTACTCCATATCATTGTAAATGTATGAACATAGAATTCAGAATGAACAGAATCCGTCTGAGTCACCACAACAGGTGATCCTGGATTTGCTTGTAAGAATTGAACGTGTGCCGCAGTTAATGTTAGTGTATGACTATGGGTAGAGCCATTTGTTGGATTCGGCAGAACAATAAAATGAGCAGATAGTCCCTCATTATTCTCTTCTAATGTATATAAATGACCAGATGTACCTTCCCACGTAGTAGACCAATCACCAAAGATATACTTACCTACCAGTTCAGGCATAGCAGTACCACGATACACAAAACCACCACACACTGAAATACCAGTGCCGTGAGAATATTCGTGAATAGGTTGCTTTAAGTCATTCAAGTATTCGTTTGTAGTAGTATATCCTAAATCAATAGCAATTTGGTCAATAATTGGTTGTTGTTCTTCATAGTAATGATATGCTTCCATTACTCTCCAACCGTAGTTGCCGCCCGATTCTACAATATTAATCTCTTCAAATTTATCTTGACCAACATCAGCACACCAAAGTCTTCCAGTGTTATCAAAAGAGAATCTCCAAGGATTTCTGAATCCGAATGCGAAGATTTCAGGCCTATATGCTACTGAATCTGGGCCGTAAATTGAAGCAGTAAATGGATTATCCACAGGAATAGTATACGGTAGATTGTTTACTGTATCCTCTGTAGGATCGATTCTAAGAATACATCCAAGTAGATTAGTAGGATTTTGAGCATTACCATAGTTGCCGTGTCCACCGTGGCCTGTAAGCGGAGAAGTGTCACCAGCAGAACCACCATCACCAAGACCAATATACAGCATATCATCTGGTCCGAATGCTAGTTCACCACCATTGTGATTGAAATCAGGCTGTGGAATAGTCATTAGGACTCTTTCTGTTGAAATGTCTACAGAATGAGTAGCAGGATCAGCAGAAGTGAATTCTGATATAACAGTAGATGAAAGAGGATACCCCCAAGCACCAGTTGCGCCGCCCTGTTCTGTCATATAGTAAACATATAACTTACCATTATTAACATAGTCAGGATGAAACGCTATACCAAGCAATCCTCGTTCATCATAGTTTGCGAACGGGCCGAGACCAATAGTTAGATTCAATGAAGTCAAGTCCATAAAACCATCAGTTGCGCCAGTTATAGTGTCTAATAGATAAATCAATCCAGCTTGGTCACAAATAACAACTTTATTACTATCCATTGGATATGCTTCAATAGTGGCGATATCAGTTACTTGATCTGTCAACATAGTAGCACTTACTAGGTCTCCAGTATCACCAGTGCCGGCAATTTGAGCAATATGATTAGATGAGTAAATTTCTACCCAATCAACATTTGGATTTAGCTGTTCACTCCATACTTGATTGTGTTGTAGTGTAACATCAGGATTGTTTAAGAAACCAGCAACATATTCGTCCGAAACTTCCATAAAGACGTTCTGAGGCCATTGATTGCCCATAAAGTCCATTCCACCCATAGAATCAGGATCAACAATCTTGTCTGGCTGATAGTTGAAACATAGCCAAGTAGTTACAGGAGTGTATATAAATCCGTGAGTTAATGGATTATTCTGCCAGTCAGTTTTGTTTTCCCAATCAGCATCATATGTCACTTCATATTCGTGATAATGGGCAGAAGTAATTTCTCCGTGGATATTCGTGATTGTGCCACCTTGAGTCACATCGTATTCATCAACAATAGGATGACCATTATCAAGTTTACCGATATTGTCATATAGTGTAACAGAAGTGATATCACCATCAATTAATTGTCGTGCTTGTATTCTTGAAAGAGGATCAGCAGTACGCCCTCTTTGTCTATCAACAACTTCACCAGGTTCAAAATATGAGGCGTGTCCTTTCAGTGGAGATAATGATTCAAGTGTGAAATAGCCCCAAGATTGTGAATTAGTATGACAAGTCGCTTCGTCTGGAGATGTTTGATCGGAACACATTGGATTCATCCAGAACATTGGGTCACCAAAGAACGCCACACAATCAGCTTCGTTTGTGTATTGTGAATTGAAACATTCTCCGATACCATTATAACGTGGATCAGTTTCAGAAGCAACCCAATCACCCCAAAGAGGAGGTGTCATAATTCCACCACAAACGAGATTAGCACCATAGAATGTTGGAATCTCGAATGCGTTTCTATTAATCAAATCTCTTGCTTCTTGGTGTGATAATCCTCTTGCAGTTGCTTCTTTGCCGTGTACAATAAGATTCTTGATTTGCTCACCATTAAAATCGTGAACGTGGAATGCCGAAGCCCCAACATTCATTTCAGGCAATTCAAGTCCTTTTGTGATAACAGTCTCCACAAGAGGAGCAAATCCATTCTTTTCTCCGTGAGAATGGATTTCGTGTTCACTTTCAAATGCCTGAATCTCAACAGTATCAATTACATCATTGGTTACGCCATAAATATTGTGAATTCTATTTGATTCTCTATTAGCCTCAAAATACTTGTATGATTTCTCAGGCGCATAGTCTGCCTCTGGCATAAATGAATCAACCCATTCAACAAGTTTTTGAAGTGCTTTATATACAGACATTTCCCAAATTTCAGCAGAAATCATTCTACCATCTGTGGAACTATACAAATCATCAACAATTTCCAATTCTTGTGTTGCAGACGGGAATTCATCAATAGGTAGAACCTTCAATTGTTTTGTGAATTCAAGAGCAGTTGTTTCTGGCCAAGCAAGAATTGAGTTTCTTACATCTTCATTCATCCAAGAAATTGTATATAGTTTCTCTTTAACTATAGTGCCAATTCTACCAGCATCAATCTCAAAGTTTACAGATAGATGGTCTGTTGGATTATCCCAAGATTCAGCAGAAATTAATGCGGATCTATTGTCCATCATATTCATAATTTCTACAACATATTCATCAAATCCATCTTCAAGATAAACACCAAATCCAGTATGCGCTCTTCCAACTGTACCGTGTTGTTCTGACTCTTGGTCCCAAATATCAATAGCAACATCAAGATATGAGAAGATGTATGTAATCAATTTAACATAATTCGATGGCATTTCAACCTTAAGGTCTACGGTAGACTGGAATGAGAATTCAGCAAATAGTTTTAGACCAACTGGATGAACCAGCTTCTTTAATACTTCACGGTATGTCTGTACAGGAACATCAGATTTAATTACATAAGAGAAGTCCTGATAATAACTATTATCTTGGAGTTTTCTATCAGATGATAAGAATCCGCCAGAATCTAACCAATAACCATTTGTCTTCCAAACAGCAGTTTTAACTTTTGAATGAGAACCATCAAGAAGATTATTACACTGTTCACGAGTAACTGGCCGTGCTGTGCCTTCTGTGAGAATGTTATTTTCTACGCTTTGTATAGTTGAAGTAACTTCGGCTAATGGGAACCAGTGTAGAAATGCTGGTTCACCGAAGAAAGGTGATTCATTAATATGTCCTTCTGGATGCAGTGCATTTACACAATCAATTTCATTATCAAATGTGAATAGCGGATAATCATTACTTGAGGAACAGAACGAAGATGTTGGATTTTCCCAATATATTGAACCAGCAGTATTGAAAATATTCTCACCAACAACAAACTCACCATCAATATTTTTTAGGTCAAATCGTGTCCAGTCTGTATTAAATCCTTCAATAATCGCTGTTGCATTTGATGTAGTACCTTTAATCGCGCCAGCGCCTTCTGATATGATATACTTAACTTCATTCGGATGGGTTGTGATATGCATCCAACGATCTGCCCAAGAGTTACCGTTGATTATACATTCACCTTCAGTTTCGATGCCTTCCGAGATAATAACAGCAACGTATGGTATCTGACCAGATGTACCAACATCTTCCCAGATTGGCTCGCCCTTGATGAACTCTCCTGAAACTTCTGTTAAAAGTAACTTCTCATAATCAGAAGTTGCTGAACTTTCATCCATATCAATGAAAGCAGTAGCCCCAGATATTTGACCAATAACTTTCTTATTATATACTGTCCTTACAGTTTCAGCAGTATGAACATTTTCAATCTCATTATAGTATTCAGATTCAGGATTAGTGGTCTCTTTATCTGTTAGAACTGTAATCCATTTTGGCTCATACCAAATTGAACCAGACGATTTCATCAACCACTGTTTCGGATAAATAACATTTACATCGGTATTAAAATCTCTTCTGAATAGAAAATTAAGTGCAGATGTTGTACCTTTTTGTCGATAAACATCTTGAATATTTTTAGCAAGGAATGCCTTATCTGTAGTAGGTACAGTGGGATCGATTGCAGTGTGTGGAGTTGTTGTTAGATATTGTTTCTCGAACTCTGGTATAAATTGATCCAAAGCGTGGTCAATATCAACATTCTGAATTAAATCTGTAATCTGAGAATATTCACCAAGTTCACCATTGACGTCCGTTTCCCTTTCCAGATATTCAAAATACTTCCGTAAGAAAGTAATGAACATAGGATGATCTTCCCGAACATAATCAGGAACCATTCTCTCTACAAAGATTGAAAGAAACTTTGCTGGAGTTTTGGAAAAATTATCGTTGGCCATTTGTACCTACACTTATCAAATTATTCTGCGATTGATTGCATTGTAACACTACTATTATTTAGTACAAGCAAGTTACTTCTTATTGCAGAAATATCATTTGATTGTGGTGTAGCATATAAACTAATAACTGAATTTGTGTCAAGTACAGGTCTAAATCCGATTAGCTCAATAACTCCAGTATCATAGTCTACTGTTCCCTGTTCTGTATTCACGAATACCTCAGAAACAATATCATAAAGAAGTATATTTCCTTGACCATCATCTAGTAATGCATATTGAGTAGATGCCTCAGTATTACCAAATACAGAAGAAACAGCAGTACCTGGTTTAATTGCATTATCATATTTGAATATATAGTTACCAGTTGTATTGGATGCTTGAATATAGAATTTCTTATAAATCTTAATATCAGTCAAGTTATTACTAATTGATGAATCCGTATTATCAATCGTATTGGTTAATTTAGAATATCGTAAGGTGACTTTGAATTGACTGATTTCGTCTTTGAAGAATCGTTCAATACTATTAATAATATTACTCTGAATTTCACCAGCAGATAATGATGTCTCTAATGGATTATATTTCACTGTGGTATCAACATCAATATATGTGTATTCAGGAGCAGTAATTATTGGATTAATTGCCAACATATTATACTTTGAAAGAATATCTTTCGTCAATTTTTGTTTAGTTAATGGTGATAATTCGAGTCCGTGTTTAGGTTTAATACAGATGAATACCGCACCATATTGCGGAGGATCATTATCTTCGCCACCCCATACAGAAATAGAATCGATGTTTGGATATTTCTCAATCAGAATAGTTTTATAATCTTCTGCTGTTACAGCACGATTTTGACGTTCATACGCCCTCGGCGCAGTCATTTTGATATTTTCTGTTGATTCGATATTTGAACCCAGAGAAGAAATATCAACAGTTTCCACACTAACTTTACTTGAATCATATACACCATCAATGGTTGTTTCAAGTGCAAACACTTGTTCATTAATTGTTGATGAATAGTTGCCGGCTTCACCAGTTGTTGAAAGATATGTAACACTGATTACAGAATTATGATATGGCACTTTTCCGAATATATCATTACCGAAATAAATCTCAGTTACTCCATCCAGACCTTCTTGAAGAAAGTAAATATTTGAGGAGGGATTCGTTTCAGAAAGAAATTGATCATTGGACCAAGGAATATCATTAACAGTTAATTTAATTGTACTTCTATCGCAAGTAGGATCCTTAATGATAAAGTTTTGTATTTCAGAAAGTCCTTCATCATATGTCCATTCAAGACCTTTTAGAGAGCCTTGATGAAGTTTGATTTCACCTGAGAATTCATTTCCTTCATCCTCAAAAATATTCACGGTATCAACATTTGTGAATGGCATAGAAACACCATTAATACTAGAAACAAATTGTGTTCCTCTTTCAACTATGATATAATTTGGATCATATCCATCAGTATTGAATGAAAGTTTAACAATAGCCTCGGCAGCAGTAGCGGATTTAGGAGTATATCCAATAGTCTTTGCGTGAGATACTACAGAATTTCGTAGTGTTGCAGTATCAAGAAAGGATTCATTGATTGCCATATTAGTATGGAAACCCATATAATGAGTTGTGTATGCCATTACATCAAGCATAACGCTCATACCAGAACCTTCAAAATCATAGTCCACGAATTCATCTTGATTAATCAAGAATTCTTTGATATTCTTCTTAATTCCATCAAATTCAAGATTTGAAATATTTAATTGTCTTTGTTCTGCCATAATACTACCTTAATCTTTTTAAGAAGAAATCCAAATTAATCAAACCAGAATCATTATTTGGTGTATAAAAAATGGAAACTGTATAGCCATTTTTATCTGGATCAGCATTTACAATAATTCTTTGTAATGATATTCTCGGTTCGTGAAGTCTTATAGCGGCTTCAATTTGTGCTTCTAGTGTAACTCTTGTTTCAATACTCATCGGTTCAAATAATGAACTATATATTGTACTACCAAAATCTGGTTGAAAAACACGCTCCCCCTTTTGTGTTTTAATTATATTAATAATCGAACCATTAATAGCCTCAACATCATTTCTTCCAACAATATCATTTGTTAGAGGATGTACAATCATATCTAGGTCAATATCCCTATATCGTCTTGTAATTTCAGTTTTAATCGGCTGTGGCATCAGAATAAATCCTTATATTATCTTCTATATTTATACTATCCATTTGCAATCACATCTTGAGAACCTGTTTGATTTGAACTACCACAGTCAACTGAATCTCCAATTCTAGCTAGAGGCTTCCCATTCACAAACAC